AACAAAACTAATTCCTTCTTCTGTGGCGGCTTCTACGTCCTTACCTACTTGGTTTGTAGCTGGTGTTAGTTTATTATAGAACGGATGGTTTGGATCTTCAACGTACTTATCAGGATTAAATTGAGTTAAAGAAGCTAGGTCTAACTGATTCAATAGGAAGGTTTTACCTGTTCCTCCACCTCCGGCCATAACTACTGCTTTAGGTTTTTCAACTTGTTCTTTTATTAAGCTTAATAATTCTATCATTATTCTCTATTTATTTTACCTCCTCTAGAAGAAGTTGATGGTCTTGAAATAACATTATTACTTGGCCTAGAATAATTATTACTTGGTTTAGAATAGTTGTTGCTAGGTCTAGAATAATTATTATTAGGTTTATAATTATTGTTATTCGGTTTCCAATTATTATTTGGTTTAATTATTATACTGTTGTTATTACTTGGTTTATAATTACTATTGTTATTAGGTTTATAATTATTAATTAATGTATTAATAGCATTATTATTTACTGGTCTTTTATTTACATTTACTACTCTATTAGTTTGAATTCTATTAGATATACTTCTATTAAGATTAGAAGTTAAACTACCTCTTCTACTTGCATTATAAACAACATTATAGCTTTGATTATTAAATGGTCCTTGATACCAATTATTCCAAGGTCTATATGGTCTATACCATCCGTAGTAGTAGTAAGGTCTATTCCAACTATACCAATTATTCCATCCCCAAGTATGATGGAAAGGATAATTATATGCCCAATCGGTCCAAAACCAATTGCTATAAAAATATACGTCAAACCTATTATAGGGTCTCCAAATTCCTTCTAATCTTGGATTATTCCAATAGAAAGAATAAGGTTGTTGCATAGCATACTGTGCAAAGTCCCATCTAAAATTAAAATCATTTCTGAGTTTTCTTTTTAAATCAAATATTGAGTTTATAGTATCTGCTTCTACGTTTGAAGAACTGTATATACTATCTATCTGCCCTACGGTATTTAGTGTGGTATATTGCCATTGAACACCACAACTATATAAGTTAATTAAAAAAAATAGTAGTAGTGTTAATTTTTTCATAGTTTTAAAGTTGTTGGGTAACTCTTATAAATAGGTTCAGTATTAGGGTTTTCTAATAAATAAAGTTTGTAAATTGTTTTAAATAAATCAAAATTATAGTCTATTTTATCTATAGTCTTAATTTGCCAACCTTTTCCTTGGTATACTCCTTTTTTTGTAGAAGCAGATCTAGTATTAGCCTTTAACCATATAATACCAGTTCTATGTATTTTGATACCTTTAGTTTCTTCTATAGCTTTAGCATATGCTGCAAGCTGTAAATTGTAAGATCTATGTAAATTATTAGAAGTTTTTAAATCTAATAACCAAGTTTCTCCGTCCATTTTAACTAATAAATCAGCAGTACCAGCATATTTGTGTTCATCTGAGAAGACGAATTCTTCGGTTGATATTAATTCAGGTTTATGTTTGGACCAAAAATCATAAAATTTTAATATCATTTCCCAAACTATTTGAGAATATTTAGCATTACCGTAATCGTCCATCCAATTAACTTCTTTACCTAATACTAGTGCTTCTGCAGCTTCGTGTACTTGTGTACCTTCTTTACCTGCTTTTCGCATAATTAAGTCAGCATTATGTCCTACGTCTTTTAACCAATTATCAAAAAATTTATTTTTTGGCATATACTGAAGTATAGTAGTAACTGAAGGGTAGTATACTCCTTCGTCTCTTTTATAGACTCTTCTATCTAAGAAATTAATTTGTTTTAATTCTGGTTTAAAGTCTAGTCTATTTTTTGAATTTTCGTTTAGGATATTAGTTCCTTGCCTTATCATATGGCGTTTATTTTATGCAGCATTAAACCTGAAAGATCTAATTCTTCTGCTGTTTGTATAAGACGAGTAAAAGCTTGAAAGCCCATCTCGCTGGGATCTTTTTCTTTGAGGTCAACTAGGAAAATCCTCTTACCTAGGTTTAATAGCTTTTCAGATATTTCTAAAGCATCTTTCTGTGCATCTTTATCTAAAGCTATATAAATATCTTTTACATCTGATGTGATTATTTTTTTAATTAAAGAAGGAGGTAAGCTTTTACCTAGTATAGGTATAGCATTTCTACGTATAGCAATAGCGTCAAAGACTCCTTCACATAAAATAATTGGTTGATTCCAATTAATTTGATTTTCGAAAAATATTATGTCTTTAGTAGATTGCGGGTTTTTATATTTAAAATATGAGTTTTCATAAGTTCTTCCAATAAAATAGTTGAGCCTATTGGATGAAGAATAGCTAGGGATAATGATTCTTCCTCCATATTCTCCAGTTGTCGTGTATCCAACATTATATTTAATAATATCATTTTCGGTAAGTCCTCTGTCATTTAAATATTTTTTAATTTTATTGGCTATAATAGATGTTGAAGAAGCAGATATTAAAGGTTGGTATTCTTTTGGTAATTCAACTATTTCATCATTCTTATATTCATATTTTTTACCTTTTTTAACATACTTTAAAATTTCTTGGGCTTCAAGTTTTGGTAGTTTAAGTTGTTTAACTAAAGAAAATATTGATTGTCCTCTAGTTTTACATACCCAACATTCCCAAAAATTTTTACCTTCATCGTTAGTAACCATATTTATTTCTAATTTTGGTTTACGATGATTGCAGAAAGGACAATGAAAAGCATAATTATCTCTAGCTCTCTTATGACTTTTCCCTAATACGTTTTCTATAGAACCTAATAAAAAAGTATAATCCATACTACATAGTTAATATAGTAATATACGAAAAATATTTATTAAAAACAACTAAACGTCAGTCATTTTTAATTTACCAGACTTAGGATGTACCATAAAATTATCAGGTCTGATATCTAATTCTTCTGGATCTATACCGTAATTATTAGCTTCTTTTTCTAATGCTTCAATAAATTCTTCCGGAATTTCGCCTTTGTATTCCCCCATAACCTCCATTGTGATAATACCTAATTTTTCGTTTAATCTATTTACATCGAAAATATAAACAAAATTATTAGTTTTTTTACCTTTAAGTTTTTCTGCGTGATCTAATTCGATAGAATCGGTAGTAACTTTAACAGCTTTACCTTTTAGTAAGTAAACAGAACCGTAATCTCCTGAACCTAAGTACTTTCCTCCCTGATCTTGTATCTTATCTACTTCACGATTAAAATCAGGATCATATTCTAGGGGTCCCTCTAATATGATTTGTGAAAGTTTCATCTTCCTTGTCCTTTATAGGCTTTTTTATAGTTTCTACTATTCTTCAATTTTGAAGTTTTACTTTTAGAGTGTATTCCTGGTCGTTTTTTACTTTTTGAACCTTCGTAGGAACTTAAAACTATTCTTGCCATGATTAACAGTTACAGCAATTGCAACTACATCCTTCTTTACAGTTACATACTTTACAATTGCATTTCATAATTTAATTACTTTTAATTTTAAATCTCCGGTGCCTTTGATTAGTCTATGATAGACACCCTTTCTAATAAATAGTCGTTTTAAACTCTCCGGAGTGCTGTTATCGTATTGAAATTTCCAATCAGTTTCGTGCAAAGGTTCTATAATACGGTCTTCATAGTCTCTATGCCATACTAATTCATCTTCAGAAGTATTTTTGCTAAAGCTTCTTATTTCTCCTTCTACTATGTAAGGTCTACCAGTATCCACTAAAATTTCTAGAACCTCCTAACGATTTCCAATAACGACCGATATTGCAAGACCAGTAACCTGGTTTAGTTTTATCTTTTTTTTGTGCACATTTATGTCTAGCAGCAAATGAAGCTCTTGCCCCAGGTTCGTTTAATTTTACTGACAAGTTACCGCTATCTCCAAAATTAACTTTTTTAACGTTACCAGTTTTTGGATTTTTTACATAAACGTAAAATTTTTTAGGACCACCTCTTTTTGGTTTATTTAATGCTACATCTTTACCTTTATACTCAGCCTCATCAACCATTGGTAAATCTAAAGGAACTTTTTCTCCTTCAAATACTCCGTACTCACCTATATCAGTTTCTTCTAATAATTTAGTATCTTCTTCATTGAGCTGTATATAACCGTCTCTCCAGGCATCTCTTGCTTCAGCAAATAATTCTATAAACTTATCACTTGAGTAACGGTAGACATTCTCATATAATGAGAGATCATTATCTATATGGTATTGTAATGATGGTAATCCTATTAATTTTTTTATTTTTATCATATCAAAAGTCTTTTCTATAAAACTTACCTAAAATGTTATCATTTATATAAACATCTTGTTGTTCTAATACTTCATTTATAAATAGGTATTTACATTCGTAATATGTAAGTAATTTTTTATTAGGAACGAAACAAAGTATTTTCCTAACAAAATTTTCTAGTTCTCCTTCTTTTGTTAATTTAATTATATCTTTATGTGAGCCGTAATAATCTTTCCAATCTGATTCGGTTATTACTTTTTGCTTTAAAGGAACTCTTCCTCCTATTCCTTTAGCTTTTCTCTCTTCTTTAAGTAATTGAAGAGCTTTTTTACCTAGTTTTTTGTTACGTTCAAAATATAGTACTTTTTTTCCTATATATCTTTTTCCTGTAGGTTTATGATATGTTTCATATATAAAACCATATGTTCCTTCAGGCATGTCATCTATAGATGTTACGATCCTATTTTGATAGGTCCAACCGGGAAGTGTTACCATTGTTTTCTAATTGAATTAATAATTTTGTCTATATCGAAAACTTCATTTAAGTTATTATAAGGACAAGAAGTAATATCTTGAGATAAATTAAACGGCTGATATAAATTATTAGGAAAATCTATTGGTAGAGTAAATTTATTTGCTAATATATTATCATGCATTTCATAACCAAAACACGTTGGTTTTGTTGTTACCCAGCATACGGTAGAAGGTAATTTAAATGAAGCTGCTAAATGTTGAGTAAACGAATCTATTAAAAGTCTTTTGTTAGAAAGCTGTAATAGTATAGCTATACTTCTAAAATTATCTAATGCATGTAAGGTATTAGGGTATACTTTTTGATCTTCTCTCTTAATATGTACTATAGAATATTCATTTTTAAATTCTTCTATAATAGAGTTAACTATAGGTTCGGGTATATCTCTAGTCCAAGAATAATTATAACCTAAACTAGCAGGACCGCCGTTAGGCTGTATTGCCAAAATAGGTTTATCTAATTTGTAAAAAGGTTTGAAATAATCTATTTCACTTTGAGTAAGATATATTTGAGGAGTCTCTCCATCATAGGTTAGTCCCCATTGTTTTGCCCATATGTTGTAGAGGTGGTCTTGCTCTAGAATATAATCGGAATGGGTATAAGGGTCTGAATAGTAGAGTTTTATTTTATTTTCTTTATCTTTAATATGGGTTTTATAGAAAGGTCCATGCTCTCCGTTAGTAGTTACGCTATTGACCAAAGGGTTATGTTTGAAAACCTCAGGATATGAACATACTACATTAATTTTAGATTCAGGATGTTGTTTTGCTATAACTTTTAAAATAGCAGTAGACATAATGTGCTTACCTAAACCGCCTTCAACGTGGAATATAACCATAATATTAATTAAATTTATAGACTACCAAGGAAGTCCATTTGCTTCAGTTTCAGCATTATACTCTGCTATTTTTGCTGCTACTGAGGCTGAATTAGCAGTCTGTATGGCATTTACGTCTAAACTACCTGTAACCCAACCTAAAACTATATCTTGAGTTAAATTTTCGTACTGTACAAAATCTGTATCTGAAGGATCTTTAGAAGCTAAATTTACATCCCCTGATGATATAGCGGCAAACATATCGTCTTCTCTACTTTTACAGAAATATGAAGCAGTTGTTATTAAACCGTCAGCTTTATTTCTTGTTAAATCTTTTATATACCATCTATGAATCATAGTTAAAAATTTATTTAAGTTTATATAATATAGTCAAAAAATTATTAAGAAACAACTTATAGTATACTTATTATCCTGCTGATACTTTCAACGTTCCGCTATCATTCCACAATTGACCTGCATTAGATGGATCTGATGTAGGTAAGTTAGCTAAAACAACTACGTTATTTAATCCACTTGAACCTGTAGAGTAGAAATTATTTACAAATGTTGTATCTGAAGCTGTTGATGTAATATCTTTACCAATTGCAAACGAACCTGTATGAGCTACTGTATTATTACATCCTCCTAATATACCTGTGTAATCCTTCGTAGTAATGTTACTCCTTCCGCCAACAACTGATGAATAATTACCGCCTGCCGCATTTAGACGACCTCCACCTATAAAACTCCAATCTCCTGAACCGGTGTTGTACTGCCCTCCTACTAAAGTTGAAAATTGAGCTGATGTAGGTATACAATTTGTCGACCCTCCACCTATAACACTGAATTGAGATTCAACTTTATTACAAGAACCTCCTCCTATTACTGTACTACAAGCTGAAGCTGAGTTGCACGTACCACCACCTATAAATGCTCGAGAAGTGAAGGCTGCATTTGCATAGTTCATAAATCCTCCGGCAATCACCGAAGTACCACCTGCAATATTAGCAGCTCCCCCGCCTATAACTGTGTAAATTCCTCGAGCTTTATTATTAGATCCTCCTACTATCGTAGCATACTTACCAGCAATGGTATTTACACCTGAGCCAGAATCAAATAGTGAACCGCTGTATGCAATTTCATTACCTTGACCTCCTCCAATAAAATTCCAAAAATCTGCACATACAGCAGATCCGCTTATCTTATTATTATTTCCACCAACAATTACTGATTCACCAGAACCTATTATTACATTTCCTTGACCACCTGCTATAACGCTATTTCCTTCAGTAGAAGAACCAGATATACTATTTGTTCTACCTCCTAGTATGCTAGAAAATGGTTGGTGATCAATAGTATTCGAACCTGTAGCAGGCATTATAGCATCTGCAATTCCAGAAGTACCGTTACTACCGGTTACGAAAACTTGGAATTTAGTATCAACTCCTACATTAGTAAGACCTGTACCATCTCCGGTAAATGATGCTGCTATAATAGCTCCACTTGAACTAATATTACCTGATGCTGTTATATGTCGAACTCCCGTTAAAGAAGTTGTACTAAAATCTATAGGGTTATCAACACCACCTCCAAGTCTGGTTATTCTCCCGGTACCTAATATTAAATCATCTGCGATTATATCGCCGCTTGCACTTATTTCTCCTGATGCTGTAACATTATAATTTAATAAAACACCTGCTCTTGTGTTTGGAGTTGCACCTATATTAATAACATTATTAAATACAAATAGATCAGGTTTGTTACCCGGAGTGCCAAAAGTATAGCCTGAGTTTGCATCTTCAGCTGTAGCTACAAATTCGGTAGCATGAATAAATTGACTACCCGTAATTCCACCAGAAGCTGTCAAACCACCGTTTATAGTAACTTGTCCTAATGAAAAGTCTCCTTCAATTAATGCACTACCTGTTGTATTATTTATATATAGTTTATTACTAATACCTTGACTTCCTGAAGGACCTGCAAAATTTCCTATGAATACATTACCGGTAGAACTACCAGTAATAAACTCACCAGCTCGAAAACCTATAGCAGTATTGCAGTTACCGGTAGTTAATCTTACTAATGCTGCTCCTCCTAATGCAGTATTTCTATCTCCTGATGTATTAGCTATTGAAGCTTTTGATCCAATTGCAACATTTTCATCTCCTGAGTTATCATTTGCTAATGAGTCAGAACCTACAGCTGTATTGTGATTTCCACCGTCATTAGTAGTTAAAGCATTAGCACCTACAGCTACGTTAGAGTGTCC